CAGGCAGCTCAAAAGTTTTCCGGCAGCTTCTACAGCAAGGGTGCAAAGCCGTCGGGGATCTTGGAGGTTCCGTCACAGTTAGATTCAAAAGCTAAGGAGAAGATTCGGAATGAATTTGAAAGGATGACTTCAGGCCTGGATAATGTCCACAGGGTAGCAGTGCTTGACATCGGCATGAAATATAACCAGATATCAATGCCATTGAAAGACGCTCAGTTCGTCGAGTCAAGACAATTAAACCTTCGCGAAATTTCCCGGTATTTCGGTGTGCCATTGTACAAGCTGAATGAGGGCAAAGAGAGCTACAACAGCAATGAGCAGCAAAGTATTGATTTTGTGGTGAACACCCTTGACCCGATTCTTACGCAGTACGAACAAGAGTTCACTTACAAGCTGTTTACCGGCAGAGAGTTGAAGAAGTTTTACTTCAAGTTTAACAGGGCGGCAGAGCTCCGCGGAGATAACAAGTCCCGGGCCGAGTACTATGAAAAGATGTTGCAAAATGCTGTATATAGCATTAATGAAGTTCGGGAGCTTGAGGAGAAAAACCGCATCGATGGCGGGGATGTGCATCTTGTATCGCTGAATTACACCACATTGAACAATCTGGAAGAGTACCAAAGAGCCAAAGCCGGGATTGGAGGTGAAAAGCAAGATGGCACAAATGGAAAAACGGATCCTGCATCCGCTGACAGTGGAGATCAGGGCCAGAGATGATGGACAAACCGTCATCGAAGGGTATGTGGTCAAGTGGAACCAGCGAAGTTATGTCATGGTAGATTGGTGGGGGGATAAGTTTGTTGAGCGTGTGGCAAAAGGAGCCTTCACTAGATCGCTTAACGAAAAAGAAGATATCAAAGCTTTCTGGAACCATAATTCTGACATGGTTCTGGGGTCCACCAAGGCTAGTACTTTGGAACTGACTGAGGACGATATCGGGCTGCGTTACTCCATAATCCCGCCGGCAACTACGTGGGGCAATGATGCAGTAGAATCCATTCGCAGGGGGGATGTCTCCGGAACGTCCTTTGGGTTCATAGTCCGGAAAGACGATTGGGAGTATCTCGCTGAGGAGGACTTGTATCAGCGGACCCTACTTGATGTTGACCTGGTTGAAATATCCCCAACACCACTCCCGGCCTATCCGGATAGTGAGGCAGAGGTTTCCGAAAGGTCTTTTAGCCGTGAGAGTAAAGAAAAGCTCCAGTACCTCAAAAGGCAGGTCAGAGGTGGTGATGATACCGACCTGCGCAGGATGGAACTGGAAATCGACCTCATGGCTATGGGTATAAATTTATAAGAATTGGAGGTATGAAAAAATGTCCAAAAAATTGCGTGAACTGCTGCAAAAGCGCAGCGAACTGGTAAATGAGATCAGGGCCCTCATGGATGAAAACAAGCTGGAAGAGGCCCGGGCTAAAAAAGATGAGTTGGCACAATTGAACACTCAAATTGAGGAAATAAGGGCAATCGAGGATGAACTCAACAGGGGTAATATCGACCATGCCGAGGGCCGTAGCATTCTGCAAAGCGGCCAACAAGATACCGACCTTGAACGTGACCAGGCGGCCGGGGAAGAACTCCGCGACCTCCGCGCAAGTGCGGAATATCGGGAGAAATTCTTTGAGGCTTTGAGATTAGGGGTTACCCCCAACAATGTAAGACGCATCGGTGGTGCTGCAGAGCAGTTTGCACCGTTACTGAGGGCCATCTCCATTACCGGTGGTAACCCGGTCGGTTCTGAAGGTGGTTTTTTAGTGCCTGCTGACTTTGACAACATGCTCCATGAAATGCGCCGGCAATTTGTCGCGCTGGCCGACTACGTGTCTGTGGAAGATGTCACCCTGCCGACCGGGTGGAGAGCCCTCGAAAGCGTACAGGCATCCCTGCCGATGCCCGAAGTTGATGAGCTGGCGAACATAAACCAGAGTGAAAACCCCAAATTCACCCGTGTTGACTACAGCGTCAAGAAGTACGGTGATATTATTCCGGTCTCCAATGAGTTTCTTGCAGACAGCCCCGTAACCATTATGGGCTACCTGGCCCGCTGGTTCTCTCGCAAGGCTGTTCTGACTGAGAACGCTGCTATCAAGGCCATTTTGGGCACTCTTGTTGCTACCGCATATGATACGACCAAAAAAGTTAAGCCGCTTATGAAAGCGCTGAACAAGGACCTGGATCCCGATATCAGTATCAATTCCATTATTCTGACCAACCAATCTGGATGGAACTTCCTGGATGAGTTGGAGGATGGTATGGGCCGTCCGCTGCTGCAGCCTGACCCGACCAATGCAACTAAATACTTAGTTAAAGGCAGGTCTGTAGTGGTGATTGCTGATCGTTTGCTGGCTAACCGGCATGATGATGTTAGCGGCAAAGACTATGCGCCCATTATCATCGGCGACCTGAAGCAGTTTATTGCCATGTTCCGCCGCCAGGGCGTGGAGATGGCATCTACAAACGTGGGCGCCGGTGCATTTGAGACAGATTCGACCAAAGTCCGGGCCCTGATGCGGTTTGATGCCAAACAATGGGATGCTGCTACCGCAGTTAAGCTTGAAGTTGAGCTTGCATAATGAGGGGCGTTTATCGCCCCTCTCCCAAATGGGAGTGATAGTATGATTTTGACACCCGAAGAAGCAGCAGACATTTTGAGGTTAGATAACGCTTCAAATTATCCTCAACTTGACATCATATTGCCGGCAATTGACGAGTATATGAAAACAGCTACCGGGTTTGATTGGGGTACAATCACTGAAACCTACCAGAGTATTAACCCAACTGCAAAAATGGCTGCAACGATGCTATTGGTGCAGTGGTTTGAAAACCCGGCAATGATTGGAAAAGTCGATGAAGGCAGCTATGGTCTAACTAATCTCATCAAGCAGCTTCAGGCCAAGGCTCTGCCGGAGGTGACAGTATGAATCCCGGGGAATTAAGACACAGAGTCACAATCCAGGCGCCAACCGGTACCACACAAAACGAGTGCAGTGAAGATGTGCCGACCTATGTTGACTTTGCCACCGTTTGGGCTGCAGTAGAGCCGCTTCGGGGACGTGAATACTTTGAGGCACAGAAAATTAGACCTGAAATGCAGTACCGGGTCCGGATGAGGTACCTGGCCGGCGTCACCACAGACATGCAAGTGATATATAGGGGCAAGATTCTGGACATCCAAAGCGTTATCAATGTTGACGAAAGGGATGCTGAGCTGCATTTGATGTGCCTGGAGAGGATTCAAAATGCTTGAGATTAAGGGATTAGATGCTTTTGAACGCACCCTTATAAAGACATTGGAAATCAAATATCCGGAAGAAGTTAAGAAAAAGCTGGTAGAACTGGCCGAGGAACTTAAAGAAGCAGCCCAGGCCAGGACACCGATAGGGCCGGACAAAAAACCGAAGTCAAAACGAATGAAGTACCGGTGGAAAGTCGGGAAAGTGCGGAAAAAGGGCAATGAACTGTTTATCGAAGTTAAAAACACAGCTCCACACGCACACCTGGTTGAGGACGGCCACCGGATGGTTACCAAAGATGGCAAAACGGTCGGTTATGTTGAAGGTAAGCACATGCTGCTTATATCCGTCCGGCAGTTGGAGGAAAACCTTACCCCGAAACTGCAGGCATGGCTTGATCAAATGCTGAGGGAGCTGGCTTTGTGATGAAATTAACCGATATTAAGACCGCAATTGTTGCTCGGCTGCGGTCGCAGATCCCCGGGGTAAATATTCCGGCCATGGAGATTAAGCAGGGCTTTAAGAAACCTGCTTTTTTCGTGGAAATCGTGCCTATTTCCAAGGTAAATCAGAGCCCTGGCCAGTTTACCCGGTCTGTTACAGTGATAATCCATTACTTCTCCGTAAATGAGACCCACATTGAAAACCTTGAAATGCAGGACCAGTTAGAAGCGGCCTTTGACATGACTTTAACTGTTGGGGACCGGCAATTAACTATCGAACAGACGGATGGAGAGATAGTTGATAAAGTATTGCACTTTAAAATGGACCTGACATACTCTGACAGCCGGGAAGAAGCGCCCGGCGAACTAATGCAAAACTTAAACCTGAAGGAGGGATATTAAGATGGGTTTGCCCGAAATTATCATTGAGTTTTCCACCAAGGGCGTGACCGCAATTCAAAGAAGTGCCCGGGGTATTGTCGCGCTGATCCTGAAAGACAGCACTGACGCTTCATTTGACACTAAGGTCTACACCAACATCAGCGAAATCGATGCCGCAGACTGGACGGCAGCCAACAAGGATTATATTGAAAAAGCCTTTTTGGGTACCCCCAGCAAGGTGATTGTGGAGCGCGTTGCCGCTGATGCCCTTGATTACAATGCTGCCCTGGACAGGCTGAAAAACAAAAAGTGGAATTACCTGGCCATTCCGGGGATAGCGGCTGGTGATGTGGCCACTATTGCAACCTGGATTAAGACTGAGCGGGACATCAATAAAAAGACCTTTAAGGCTGTGCTCCCTAATCACGCCGGTGACCATGAAGGCATAATAAATTTCACTACTGACAATATCGTGGTAGGTGCAAAGACCTATACAACAGCTGAATACTGCGCCAGGATAGCTGGCATTTTGGCAGGGTTGCCCTTTACCAGGTCCGCAACCTTTTATGCTCTAGAAGAAGTGGAGAGTATTACTGAATCTGCTGATCCTGATGCTGACATTGATGCCGGCAAGCTGATCCTGATTAATGACGGTGAGAAAATAAAAATCGGCCGTGGTGTCAATTCGTTGACCACTACGACCGCTGACAAGGGTGAAGAGTTCAAGAAAATTAAAATTATTGAGGGTGTTGACCTGGTTCGGGATGATATCCGGGATACCTTCTACAATGATTACGTTGGGAAAATTGTCAACAGTTATGACAATAAGGTGATTTTCCTGGCCTCGGTAAATGCTTACTTCAAAAGTTTGGCCAATGAAAACGTTCTGGACCCGGCTTTTGATAATAAAGCTGAAATCGATATTGAGGCCCAGCGGCTATACCTGGAGGGTAGAGGGATTGACACCAGCGCCATGACCGAGCAACAAATCAAGGAAGCCAATACCGGCAGTGAGGTATTTGCAAGGGCCAGTGTTAAGTTCCTGGATGCCATGGAGGACCTGACCTTTAAAATTGCGATGTAAGGGGTGAGAATAGATGCCTAAAATCCCAGGTTACAGACAAGTAAACGGGACCTTTGGGGAGCTTTGGTGGGACGGAGAAAAGGTGTTTGAAATTTTATCCTTTGAGGCTAAGATTACGCCAAGCAGGGAGGATGTGCCCCAGGCCGGTTCAATGGATGTCGACAGTAAGATGACCAGCTTGAAAGGCGAAGGAAGTTTCAAGGTCAAAAAGGTGTTCAGCCGAGGAGTTATCAAACTCCTGGATGCATGGAAAAAGGGTAGAGACCCGCGTAGTCAGTTGATAGGCAAATTGGCTGACCCTGACGCTTACGGTTCCGAGCGGGTTGTTATTAATAATGTTTGGTTCAACGAGCTGACCCTGATGCAGTTTGAAACCGGCCAGAAGCTGGAGCGGGAATTCCCCTTTGGCTTTACCCCCAGTGACGTTGATTTCCCGGATCTGATTCCGGTAACGGAGGGTTAATTTATGTCAAAAACACCTAAGAAGGTTACCCTGGATGAACTGATTAAAAAGGCTGTCGAGAAGAAAAACGTCGGTCCGAAAACCAAAAAGCTTTTTGTGCAGTCGCTTAATGGGTGTATCGTCATTGAAAAGCCCGACCGCAAGTTGTGTTTGGATGCTCTTGACATGGAGGATTCGGCAGAAGCTGATGCCTACCTGGTGTATGAATGTGTTGTTGAGCCGTCGCTGAAAAATCCTGAACTGCAAAAAGCATATGGTGTGGTCAGGCCGCTCGACGTTGTAACAGAGATTTTCGAACCCGGGGAGATTGCAAGCATATCAAAAGAAATTCTTAAGTTTGCAGGGTACATCGACAGTGTTAAACCAGTGGAAGATGTAAAAAACTAATAAAAAGTAATGGAGAGCTGTACATGCTCCATTACTATTTGCAGAAAGGCATGGATCCGGATAAGATTTTGATGAAAAGCTATACGACCAAGCTGTTTTATCATGCCAGCATGATCCTGGCGCAGGAGGAAAGGTCGGTTGATGAAACCGGCCTTTAATCTTTATTTTCCCGGCGAAGCGAGGTGAGATTCATGGCCAGAAAACCAATTGGTGCTGTATTGACTCTTAAGGATAACTTCTCTGCTACGCTGAAGGGCATTAGACGAGAGCAAAGTCAGTTTCGTAAAGATGTTCAGGAGACTCGGAAGGCACTGGAGAAAGCCTATAAAAAGAAACTGGAATTACGGGTCAATAATACGGCTGCAGCTAAGAAGATAAGAGAGCTCAGGAAAGACCTCGAGCCTCTCCGGAAAAAGGTTGTTACAGTGTTTGCTTATAAAGATATGATTCGGGGCAAAATCAGAGAGACAATGAACAAACTAAAAACCCTCGGCCGTATGACGGTTGCTCCGGTAATCAAAGTTAAGGACATGGCTACCAGGAGCATCAACAGAATAAAAGGTATGCTCGGTGCTACCGGCCTTGGTGCCTTGGCTGGACCTGCCGGCATAGCTCTTGCCGCGGCGGGTGCGGCAACCGGTGCCGCCGGGGCAGGGACATTAAGTGCCGGCGCAATGCTTGAACAGCAGCAAATCGCCATGCGTCACTTTATCGGCGTCAATAACAGAGGGATGTCTAGCGCCCAGGTCAACCAAACAGCTGATGCTTACTTGAAACAGCTCCGCGAAAATGCAAACGTAACGCCATTTGAAACCGCTGATGTAATTGCTGCAGGTGCTAGGGCAATAAATGTCATGGGCGGTAATACCAAGGATGCAATGGAATTGGTTAAAGTTGCCGAAAATATGGCTGCGCTCAATCCCGGGAAAACCCTTGAACAAGCTATGGAGGCCTTGGCTGATTTAAAGACCGGTGAAACCGAGAGGATGAAGGAGTTCGGCTTTAAAATTCGAGCAGAGGATATTGTCAAAGCTGCCGGCGGCAAAGGGAAACAATTATCAGATTTGACGCCGGAACAACTTGAAGCAGCATATGTTAAGATTGTCCAAAAGCAAATAGCGCCTCAATTTGCTGGCGGCGCTGAAAAACTATCTGGTACCGGGTCCGGGTTATTATCCACCATAAAAGGTAAATTGGGCAGTAGAATGGCTGATACCGGCCTTGTGATGATTGAGAAATTAAAACCCACTTTACAGGGTGTAATTAAATATTTGGACAGCCCAGCGTTTGCGAAGTTCAGCGATACAGTAACATCCGGTATTGGCACAGCCATTAACTACATCGGTAAGTTCGTTGGCTTTGTCAAAGAAAATATGCCGCAAATCAAATCCGTCATTGGAGGGGTTATCGACTTCCTGTTACCTGCCTTCACTCTGTTAAAAAATGCAGTGGAACTTCTTTATAACGCCTTTATGTTCGCATGGCCAGGGATTAAAGCGGTGATCTTGACTGTTTGGGATGTTATAAAACCAGTACTCGAAAAGCTCAGAGACCTTATCGGCTGGGTTGGAGATAAAATCGGCAAAGTGGCTGACTGGCTTGGTTATAAAGTGAAGGAGCGGGAGAGCAGCGGAACAAAAGCGGTTGGCAAAAATGCCTACGGAACAAACTTCTGGCGCGGCGGCCTGACCTGGGTCGGTGAAAACGGTCCGGAACTGGTCAACCTTCCCCGTGGGTCCCAGGTGATCCCGAACAATAAAGTTCAAAACTATACCAATAAAGGCGGCAATGACATCACTATTAACATCAACGGTTATAACAAATCAACCCGGGAAATCATGAATGAATTGGTGCCGCAGCTAAAATTGGCCCTGGCCAATATGTAAGGAGGGCAGCTATGGACATATTCTTATCAATCAACAATAGAGAGCAGGTTCTAAAGCTGCCGGTGGTACCGGAGGTATTTGAAATAAGTAAGCCGCACAAAAACGAAGTATTTGAAACCGTAAACCAGGGCGACTTAAAACTTATCGGCCTGGCCGGATTAAAAAGTATCGCCTTTAATAGTTTTTTCCCGGTGAGGAATTACCCCTTTCTCAGGGATAAAACGTATAAAGGATTCGAATACGTTTACATATTGGATACTTGGAGAGCCAGGCGGCTACCGATTCGGATTATAATAACCGAGACTCCTATTAACATGCCATGTGTAATTGATGACTTCAGTTACAGGATAGGACCCAGTGGTGACCTTTATTACAGCATAGTCCTGGGCGAATTTCGCTTTGTACAGCTGACACAAAGGAGGGTATGATGTGCATGAACTATTCCACATAGCCAATGGAATACAGACAAACATCACACCCCTAGTAGGTACTTTAACATGGCGAAGCAATACTAATGAGTTGGGCGACCAGCTGGACTTTGATATGGCCTTTAATGATGACCGGTACTTCCCCAAAATCCCAGTTGACCTGGGCGCCTTAATAGTTCTGAAGAATATTAATGAGATTTTCCGGGGCATAGTCATCACGGAGCAGAAGTCCGGCCGGAACCCGGTCCAGTACAATGCTTTTGATTATGCGTTTTACCTCAATAAGTCGAAGGCGGTTTACCAATTTAAGACTGCAGCTGATAATGCTATAAAGAAGATCCTCACTGATTTTAAAGTGCCTATTGGAAACATTGCCACCATGAAAACCGTGATCAAAAAGATTTACCCGGGAGATACGGTGTCAGATATCATCAAAGACATCCTGGACATTGTTAAAAAGGCCACTGGGATTAAGTACGTTATGGAGATGCGCCAGGGCAAGCTGTACATTGAAAAACAGGTAGACATGGTTATTAAAGCCACATTCCAATTAGCTTCCAACTTGGCAGCCCACGACATCGCTGAAGCCATTGGCAACCCTTCCCGCAGAAGAAGTATTGAAGAAATGCGGAACTCCATTAAAGTGACTTCCGGTGATGATAAAAGCATAAAGATTGTGGCTACAGCCAAGAACGATGCTCTTATTAAACAGTATGGCTTATTGCAGGAAATTACTTCAGTCGATAAAAAGGACATTGCCCAGGCTCGAAGTATTGCGTCCAATATGCTAAAGGATCTCGGCAAAATTTTCGAGGAAAATTCCGTTGATGTGATGGGGAATGACGCGGTTAGGGCTGGGCGCATTCTGGAATTGACAGAACCTTTGACAGGCTTAAGTGGCAGGTACCTGATTAATGATGTCGCTCACACAGTAAAAGGCGGTATTCATACTATGCAATTAGGGCTGGGGGTGTTGTGATGGACCCGATAAGTGAACTGGCCAAGCTGTTTAAAGAGCGGGACAATAAACCTTACCTTGGGCCCCAGGTTGGCAGCGTGATAAGCCCTTTTCCGGACATCAAGGTTAGTTTGGGTGATTCGATCTTGCTTGAAAAAGAGGACCTGGTAATCGGGGCCATGGTTCAGGGCCTGGTTGCCGGTGATGAGGTTATCCTCATTCCTTCCGGCGACTGTCAAACATATTACCTAGTCGATAAGGCGGTGAGGCTGTAATGTTTCCTGACGTAGCTGAACAGGAAATAAATATCGAAAACCCCGGGACGGCTGACTTGGGCACGTCTTTTTTGTTTGATTTTGCCGCCGGCGATTTTGTGGTTAAGGATGGGCGTCTGGTTAAGGTAGCTGGTGTCGAGGCGCTTAAAATCTGGATTGAGAAAATAATTAGGACGGAAAAACAGCATTTTAAGGTTTACGAGCGGGGAGATGGTCAGGATGAATACGGTGTGACCATTGAGGACCTACTAGTTGGACACGATTACCCGCCGGCGTTTATTGAGGCGGAGTTGCAAAGGGAGATTTCAGATGCCCTGACCAAGCACCCCTTGGTTCAGTCTATAAGTGATTTTTCCGTAATCAAAGACAATCCACAGGTAACAATAGCCTTCACGGTCAATTTGACTGACGGCAATACCTTCAGCCAGGAGGTGAACTTCTAATGTCCGATACCAGGGATGAAATCCAGGAACGCATGCTGGCTAATATCGATGATGCCTATGACAAGAGCGAAGGCTCTTTTTTTTATGATGCAATTAAGCCCGTGGCTATAGAACTGGAAGCCGCTTATGCGGACCAGGAAAAAATAATCGATAGGGGCTTTGCAGACACGGCCACCGGCGCCGACCTGGACCGGCTGGTATATCAACGGGCCGGCATAACCAGAAAACCTGCTACAAAGGCCACAACTACCGTGACTGTAACCGGTGCCCAAGGAGCTGCCGTTAATGCCGGTGATAAAGTGGCCAGTGACACGGTCAACTTTGTTTTTACTGAGTCAAAGGTCATCGATGTCACCGGCCAGGCTAACGTCCTGGTCGAGTGCGAAGTGGCCGGAAGTATTGGCAATGTGCCTGCGGGAGCGATAAAGTATTTTCCCATTGTTTTGCCCGGGCTTACTGCTGTCACCAACCCCGAGGCCGTGACGAATGGGTATGACGGCGAAACAGATGACGAACTGCGGCAAAGGTATTATGAACATATCCAGACGCCGGCGACATCGGGTAACAAATACCACTACCGAAACTGGGCCAAGGAAGTTCCCGGGGTCGGAGATGCGAAAGTTTACCCGCTCTGGAATGGCAACGGCACTGTAAAAGTAGTCATAATTGATTCCAATAAGACCGGCGCCGACGCCCAACTAGTGGCTGATGTGGCAGCCTATATTGAAGAACAGAGGCCTATCGGTGCCATAGTGACCGTTGAGAGCGCCACAGAAAAACCGATTAATGTTTCCTTTATGGCTGTCAAGGACCCGGCCTATACCGACCAGCAGATCCTGAACAATGTGACGGCTGCCATCACGGATTATCTCAAATCCATTGCTTTTATTCAAAGTGTGGTCAGCTATGCGAAGATAGGTAATGCGATCATAGACAGTCCCGGGATACTTGACTATTCCAACCTAACCGTTAACGGTGGCGTCGCCAACATTCCGCTGACGGAAACCGGCGCATTGACGGAAGTCGCAGTCCCGGGGGTGATAACCATTGCCTGATAAGTTAATGCTTCCGGGGTATTATAAGACCTCCAAGGTGATGACCAACATTACCGGCGCCCAGGATGCTGAGCTGACAAATTTTCGTGCAAAATTGGATAGCACGGCGAACCAGTTTTTTGTTGATACCGCTGACTTCACCCTGGAGCGGTGGGAGCGGGAACTTGGTATCCCGGTTGATAACTCAAAGCCGGTTGAGTACCGCAGAAGCGTTATAAGGTCTAAAATGCGCGGCGTAGGTACGGTTAAAGTGAGCTTAATTAATACTGTGTCCGAGAGCTATACCAATGGTGAAGTAGACGTATTTGAACACGCTGAGGGCAATTACTTCACGATAAAATTTGTCAGTGTTCGAGGGGTACCACCTAACTTGGATGACCTGAAAAGAGCTATAGAAGATATCAAGCCTGCTCACCTGGCGGTGGTTTATGAGTTTACTTATCTCATTTATGACGAGCTAAAGGCTTCAGGCCATACTTACGACGCACTTCTGGCCCATAACTTGACCTACGACCAGCTTAAAACTTGGATACCCGCATAATGGAAGGAGGTAACTAAATGCCTGGAAATACCACAAGAATGAATCTTCCGTATCCACTCGGGAACGAAACGGCCGACGCGGCGGGCGACATACAACGGCTGGCTGAGGCGGTAGACACAAATGCCGCTGCACAAACCGACCTGGATGCGCACAAAAATGCTGCCGCCCCGCACAGCGG